GGCCGAGGTCATCGAGAGCTGGGTGGAGGCGTATCCGTCCAGGGACGACTACCTCAAGGCGATGAGGGACGAGCCCCACAGGGTGAACCGGAGAAAGTTCGGGGACGATGTGATCCATTCCGGGTCGTGGTTGATAGCGGCGAAATTGGGGGACGACGAGTGGGACGCGTACAATCGAGGAGAGCTGAACGCGTTCAGTCCCGGAGGCATCGGGTTCAGGACGCCCATCACCCGGCAGATGATGCCGGAGGTCGAATTCGTCGACCTGATTGAGAAGGTGAACTAATGGGACGAAAAGGACTGACAGCGCTCTCGGGGATGGACACCGAGGAAATAAGTTTGGTCAAGAGGGGAGCCAACAAGAAGAAGAGGTTCCCCATTTTCAAAACGGAGGACGATATGGACATCAATGAAATTCTGAAGTCCGTCCTAGAGACCGAGACCGATGGCGAGAATGATTTTGAGGAGAAGGTCCTCAAGGCGATGAAGCTGTCGGAGAAGGGACAGAACGCGGCGAAGGCAGCGTACCGTCTCCTCATGGGATTCAAGGACGAGTTACCCGCCGGGGTCGTCGAGAAGCTGGCCGAGGCCGCAGGGGTCAAGAAGATGAAGCCAGGGGACGACGAGGAGTACAAGTACCCGGAACCCACGAAGAAGGAAGAGGTCGAGAAGTGGATGAAAGGGCTTCCCGAGGAGCTGAAGAAGGCTCTGGCGCCTGTCGACGGCGACGAAGGAAAAGAAGGAGACACGAAAGTGGACAAGAACCTGGAAGCGATCATGAAGACCCATAAGGACGAGATCGATGCGCTGAAGAAGGAGGGCGACAAGGTCCTCAAGGCCCTTGAGGAGGAGAGGGACACGAGGGAGAAGGAGAAGTGGGTTGCGAAGGCGAAGGAGGAGCTGTCGCACTACCCGGGCAAGAACGCCCAGGAACTGGGCGAGCAGCTGCACAATCTCAGCAAGGCGGACCCTGAACTGGCTAAGCAGCAGTTCGAGGCCATGAAGACTACTAGCGAGTCCTTGCAGAAATCCGAGCTGCTCAGGGAAATCGGCGGGCGCGTCGAGCCGAGCGACACGGGCTCCACATGGGCCAAGGTAGAGAAGATGGCCGAGGACTACGTCAAGAAGTCGGAAGACTTGGAGATGACCAAGGAGAAGGCCGTCCGCAAGGTGCTCAAGCGCAGGCCGGACCTCTATGAGGGCTACCTGAAAGAGAATCCCAAACAGTGTGCGAACTAAGGAGGAGGTGAGTCATGGCATACGAAGGAAATTTGAGAACAGTGCCCGGACTCGTGGCGGGCGAAGACCTGTCGAGTTCGCAGTTTCTGTTCGGAAAGATCAACACCAGCGGGAAAGTCGTCACCGGTAACACGGAGGGCGAGTTCCTGGACGGAGTCATCCAGAACGACCCGGACGCCGCCGACAAGGCGGTGACACTGGCCGACGCTGGCGTGACCAAGGTCAAGTGCGGCGGGTCCGTAACCGCGGGTGACCGCATCATGGGAGACGCCAACGGCAAGGCCGTCACGGCGGCTGCGGCTCCGACTGCGGCGTCGAAGGACAGTTCGGTCGGTCCATTCGACCTGGCAGCGGGTGACACGATGGTCGTCGACGTCGACAACGTCGGGAACGCGACCGCAACATTCGACGCCACGGCCGGATACGTGGAGGATACAACCACTACATATCCGTGCGCGGACCAGGACGGGAAAACCGTGATTTTGTCGGTCGACGGCGGAGACGCCCAGACCGTGACGTTCTCCGGGACGACCACAAGCCTGGCGAGCATCATGGCGCAGATGAACGCGCAGCTCGTTGGATGCTACGTGGTGGACAACGGCTCCACCCAGCCCAAGATCGTTTCCGACTCTCTGGGAACAGGGAGCACGATCAGCGACCCGACGGGGACGAGCTTGTTCACGACCAATTCGGACGCACCCGTAGACGGGACCGGCGACGTGGTGAACATCGACGCCGTAACCGCCACCGAGGTCAAGACGGTCGTGGAAAACGATACGACTGCGGAAGTCACAGTGAACGCAGATGGGAGTTTCACGATTGCGTCGCCGACCACGGGGACCGATTCTGAGCTCGACTTCATCAGCGGCAACTGCCTGACTCCGTTCGGGTTCTCAGTGGAGACAATTACGGGTTCAAATCCTGGGACGTACTCTCGCGGCCGCGCGCTGGAGAGCGGGTCGACGGACGAACTCATATCGGCGGTGCTGAACGGCCCGACGCTGAACGGTTAAAGGAGGAGAGAGATGCCACAACCAACAGCAAGTGCGGTCCATGTCAACAGACCGCTGACGAACATTTCGACCGCGTACCTTCAGGACCAGACCCAGTTCATCTCGAGCCGGGTATTCCCGAACGTCCCAGTGCAGAAGCAGTCGGACCAGTACTTCGTATACCCGAAGGGGCAGTGGTTCAGGTCCGACGCCAAGGAGCGCGCACCCGGGACCGAGTCCGCTGGGAGCGGGTACGACGTGGACACGGCGACATACTTCTCGAAGGTGTACGCGCTGCACAAGGACATCGACGACCAGATCCGGTCGAATGCCGACTCGCCCATCAACTTGGACTCCGAGGCTTCGGAGTTCGTGACCAGGGGCCTGCTCCTGAAGAGGGAGAAGGACTGGGCGGCGAAGTATTTCACGACCGGTATATGGAGCGCGGACGTCACTCCGTCCACATTGTGGGACGCCGCGAACTCCACGCCCATCACGGACATCCGGACGCAGATGGGGAACATCAAGAAGGCGACCGGGTTCATGCCGAACAAGCTCGTCCTATCTGAGGACGTCTGGATTAAGGTCCAGGACAACGCGGACTTCCTCGACAGGATAGCCATCACGCAGCGAAAGATCGTGAACAAGGAGCTGCTCGCAGCGGTTCTCGGGATCGAAGAGGTGATGATCGCGAGCGCGGTCGAGAATACCGCAAAGGAGGGAGCCACGGACTCGTTCGACTGGGTGTTCACGAAGGACGCCCTGCTCGTCTACGCCGCTCCCCGGCCGTCCCTCATGCACCCGTCCGGCGGGTACACGTTCTCCTGGAACGGGTACCTTGGGGCGAGCCAGGAGGGATTGCGGATGCTTCGGTTCAGGATCGACGCGCGGCGTTCGGACAGGGTCGAGGGAGAGATGGCATACGACCAGAAGCTGGTTGCGTCCGACCTGGGAGTGTTCTTCGACGGCTGCATTTCATAAGGAGGTGCGGCATGGGATGGAAATGCGGCAAGCCGATGAAAGTCATGCGAAACGGCATGGCCGTTCCGGTGAAGCCAGGAGACCCCGTCCCCGAGGCTGCGGAATGGGATAGGAGGAGCCCTTGGATGCGTAAGGGTTTTGTCGTCTGGGAAGACGACGAGCCCGAGAAGCTCGAGGCTCCTCCGCTCCCAGTTCCTCTTCCACCACCTCCAGAACCGGAACCGGAACCGGAACTAGAACAGGAACCGGAACCAGAACCTGAGCCGGAGGAGGTAAAGGAAGAGGAGCCGAAGGGAACGGTCAAGAAGGCGAAGAAGACACGAGCCAAGAAGAAGCCATCGTCTCGTTCGGCGGTCGAGACCACGACCAAGAAGCGCGGCCGGCCTAAGAAGGCTAAGAAGTGAGCGGGGACGCGAACTGGAACTATTCCGGGGATCCGTCGGAAGCCGACCGGGACGTCGTCCGGTTTTTAATCGGCGACGTCTGTTCTGACGACCAGCAGGTCGGGGACAAGGTCATCGCCTGGGCGATCGCGGACCAGCCGAGTCTCGAGCTGGCTGCCGCGAAGATTCTCAGGGGAATGGCCGCGGAGTGGAGCAGGGTCGCCTCGACCAAGGTTGGGGACGTCGCTGTCACCAACGCCGCGGCCATCGCCAAGGGACTCGCGAAACGCGCGGACGAGCTCGACCCGCTGGGCCTCACGAAGGGGACCGGCGCGCTCGTGCTTCCGTCCTTCGGAGGGCTGTCGATTTCTGAGAAGGAGTCACTTTCCGAGGACACGGACGCCGTCCAGCCCTCGTTCAGCAAGGGCATGAACGACATTCCGGGAGGGCCGAGCGACGCAGTGACCAGCACGGACGAGGACGATCCGCGGATTCGGAGATAGGCGTGCCCCGCGAAGGGTACAAAGTCATTGACCGGGGATGGAATAAGATCCAGAAGAACGCGTCGAAACTCGCCGGCGGGATAGCCGCGTCGGTCGGGGTCCAGGGGACCAAGGCCGGCCAAACTTCCGTCGAGCACGGCGGGATGACGAACGCAGAGCTCGGAGCCATCCACGAGTTCGGAACCAGAAACAAGTTAATCCCGGAGCGCCCCCATTTCCGCACGACCTTCGACGAGAACGTGCAGAGCTACCAGAGAAAACTCGACAAAATCGGAAGGGATTTTTTCGGCGGCCAGGGAAACGTGAAAGGCGGACTGCTGCTGCTCGGCGAGGACTATCGCCGCGACATTATCGAGAGGATACAGGCTGGACAGTTGCGCGAGCTCGCCGAATCAACTAAAAAGGATAGGAGACAGAAACAGCGAGGCCGAGGCGCGGAGTTGATACCGCTGCTAGTTACGGGGCAGTACATCAACGCGCTGTCGGTAGATGTGGGTCCGAGGTAGAGAATGAGAGAATGAAGCTCGCGAACGCTAAGATGTGGAAGGCCCTCCCGAAGGCGGTGAAGATGCTATCGGAGGAGCAGGAGCTTGTCGTTCGGAGGATGCCGAGCGGGGCGTACGACAGCCAGGGACGATGGGAAGACCGGGACCCCGAGACCTTCAAGATTTGCGCCAGCGTACAGATAGCTAAAAGCGAGGAGCTGATGAAGCTCGAGGAGAACCGACGGACCAGGCTGGCCCTCAAGATATACACGACGACCCAGTTGCAGACCGGAAGCGTTAAGAACGCGGAGCAGCCGGATATCATCGAGTACAAGGGAGACGACTTCCAGGTGGATTTCGTGGACGACTGGTACGAGGAGGGCGGGTATTTTAAGGTCATCGCGACGAAGGCTGGGCAATGACGGAAGTATCAGCACCGATAGATCGCAAGGCGTTCCAGGACGCCGTCCACAGTTGGTTCACGAACAAGACAGGGATGTTCACGGTGTGGGGACAGCAGTCAGGACCACAGCCAGAGTATCCATACGCTCGGCTATTAGTCACGACGCCGCCCATGCCTGCGGCTCCTCAGTGGGAGCAGCGCATGGACACGGACCTGAGCAGGGACGCGGGCAGCGAGGTCCGGTTCCAGGTCGGAATCCCTTGTGCTATCACGGTATCCTGTCAGACTTACGTAGGGATGCCGAACGCCAGGGACCCGGACCTCGACGCGATAGCGTACGCGGAGAAGGCGCAATCGTCACTGTCCCTGCCGTCGGTGCTGGCGGAGCTAAGGGCGGCCGGCATCGCGGTCATCCGGCCTGAGGGAGTTTTGAATATTTCGGAAGTAATCGCGGACGCGTTTGTGTCCCGTGCAAATTTGGACGTAGTATTCGGGGCGACTCTGAATCTAGAGGAGTTCACCGGGTACATTGACAAAGTCGAAGCGGAGTCGAAAGAACTGGGGATCAGTGGAATCTATGGCAACGTAAGCGCGGCCAAGGGTTCTATCGATTCGGAAAGCGGAGTCGACGGGACGCTGACGACCTAAACGAGGAGGGTAAAATGTCTCTGTCTGACATTGTTGATGTCACCATCACGACCCAGACCACAGCCCCGTCCCGTGTCGGTTTCGGGACTCCGTTGGTTCTGGCCTACCACAACGTATTTCCGGAGAGGGTACGGGAATATGAAAACGTCGCCGCGATGATTACCGACGGATTCCCGGCAACTCACAAGGCGGTCCTGGCAGCGACGGCGCTATTCGCCCAAAATCCCGCACCTGATTCAATCATCGTCGGACGGGAAGCCCTGACCGATCCGATGGACGTGAACCTCGAGCCGGTAACGGCGGGACTCCTGGCGAACACCGCGTACACGCTGGTCATCGACGGGAACGAGGTTTCGTACACGACGGACGCCACGCCGACAGTCGCGGAAATAACCGCGGCATGGAAGACGGCGATCGACCTGCTCGGGTTGAACGTCACCGTGACGGACAACTCCACGGATCTCGACATCGTCGCCGATTCGGTGGACGACAACTTCTCGATCTACACGGACATGAAACCAGCGCAGGTACTGATGCTGGACAACACGCCGGACGGCGGAATCGTCACGGACTTGACAGCAATCATCCAGGAGAACAACGACTTCTATTCGGTCCACCCGACAATACTGTCAAAGGCCGTCATCACGGCGCTCGCGGCGAACGTCGAGACCTTGACGAAGATATGCGTCACGTCCTCGATGGATTCGGCCATCCTGGACAGCGGGTCGACGACGGACGTCGCTGCCGCTCTCCAGACTGCGGGATATGCCAGGACTGCTCTCCTGTACCACCCAAAGGCGAACGTCCAGTTCGCGGGATGCGCGTGGGCCGGGAAGAACCTGCCGAAGGACCCCGGGTCCGTGACGTGGAAGTTCAAGACCCTCGCCGGGGTGGATTACGTGGACATGACTCCGACCGAGGTCACGAACGCGGAGAACAAGGACTGCAACACGTACATCCGGATCGCCGGGGTCAGCATGACCGAGCAGGGCGTGACCGCCGCGGGCGAGTTCATCGACATCACGCGGGGCATCGACTTCATCGATGCGAGGATGCAGGAGTACATTTTCAGCACCCTCGCGAACTCGGACAAGGTGCCGTTTACGGACGCGGGCATCTCGCAGATCGAGGCCCAGGTCCGGGCGGTGCTGGACCTCTCGATAGGGAACGGGATACTCGCCGCGGATCCAGAGCCGACAGTCACGGTGCCGAAGGCCGCGGACGTGTCGACAACGGACAAGGCGAACAGGCTGCTGCCGGACGTGGAGTTCACGGGAACTCTGGCCGGGGCCATTCACAAGGTAGTCGTCACCGGAACGGTGTCGGTCTGATAGGAGGATAAGATGCCATCACAGCGATTAGGAACCTATGACCCGTCGCAGGTCACCATCGTTCTCGGGGCGATAATCGTCGGCGGGTACGCCGACGGGACCTTCGTGAACGTGGAGAGGAACGAGGATTCGTTCAGTCTCGCGGTGGGCAGCGACGGAGAGGCGTGCCGAGCGAAGACCAACAACAGAAGCGGGAGGGTGACGTTCACTCTCGGGCAGTGGAGCATAACGAACCAGCTCCTGTCGGCCTTGTCGAATCTCGACGAAGTGTCGCCCGCCGGTGACGGCATCGTGCCATTGCTGGTGAAGGACAATTCCGGGACGTCCCTCTACTCCGCGGAGAAGGCGTGGATAACGAAGCCGGCGGCCGCGGCGAATTCGAGGGAGCCAGAAAACCGCGAGTGGGTCGTCGAGACGAACTATCTCGTCGTGAACGTCGGAGGCAACTGATGGGCCAGAACAAGCCGGTGAAGGAGACCATCGAGGGGAAGGCGTACGAGATGTACATGCTCCCGCCGATGGTCTCGCACGACCTGTTCGTTGACGTCGTCAAGATGGTCGGGCCGTCGCTAGGTCCGGTCATCGACAAGCTGTTCTCCAAGGCGCAGGGGAAGAAGGTCAAGGACCTGATGGACATGGAGATCGGCGCGGACTTCTTCGCGAAGGCCGCGGACTCCCTGTTCCAGAATCTGAAGAAGGAGACCATCGAGAACTTGATAGAGAAGTTCAAGGAGGTGACTCACGTCAGCGTGAGCGGGAAGATGGTCCCCTTGACCCAGGTATTCGACATTCATTTCCAGGGAGACCTAGGGCCGATGTACAAGTGGCTCGGGTGGGGAATGAAGGTGCAGTGGGGAAAGTCCTTAAGCACCTTAATCGGAGGGGTAAAGATCCCAGCGGTGGGAAATCCTCCGGTGGAGGTGCAGGAACCCCCATCCCCGATGGCGTCAACTGGCTAGTAGGCCGGTTGGTTGTCGAGCAGGTCGCGACGCTGCGGGAGATAGAGACGCACTACAGCCTGCTCGACGTACTGGAAGCGCACGAATGGCTCGACCTGAAGATTCGGGCCATGGATAACGGTTAGGAGGTCGCCTTGGTCGTTCGTGAACTCGTGGCCCTTCTGGGCGTCAAGACGGACAAGAAGTCATTCCAGTCCGCGGGCGACACCCTGAAGAAGGTGGGGACCGGCCTAAAGAAGGTCGCGATTGCCGCGGGCGTGGTGGGTGCCGCAGTGGGGGCCGCAGGTTTCAAACTCATAGGCCTGGCGAGCGATGCAAAAGAAACCCTCAATGTCATAGACGCTAGTTTCAAGGAGAACCAAAAAACGGTCCTAGACTGGGCCGGGTCCTTCGCCAAGGAAGCTGGCCGGAGCGAGTTTTATTTACGCGAGATGGCCGGCACGTTCGGCGCCGTTCTCAACCCGATGATGGAGGAGAATACCGACTTAACGTCGCAGATGAGCACGCGGTTCGCCGAGCTCGCTGTCGATATCGGTAGTTTCTATAATGCGGCGGAGCCGGACGTTCTCCTAGCATTACGCTCCGCGTTGACGGGCGAAGCCGAGCCCATGAAGAGATTCGGCGTCGTAATAACGGAAGATACGCTCAAGGCATTCGCATTGAGCCAAGGCATCGAGAAGAACGTCAAGGACATGAGCATCGCGGAGAAGACGACGCTCCGTTATAATTTCATACTTGCTCAAACTAAGGCGGCGCACGGCGACGCGGCGAAGACAGCGACCGGATGGGCGAACGCATCGAAGCGGCTGAAGGCCAAGGTGATGGACATAGCGACGACCGTCGGGATGGCTTTCCTTCCGCAGGCCGAGAAGATGCTCAATGCCATGATCGAGTGGATTGAGAAGTCCGGCGGGGTCGAGGGAATTTCGGAGCGCGTCACGAAGGTCATCAACCAGCTGGTCGACGGCGTGAAGGGAGTCGTCGAGTGGTTTGACAAGATGCTCCCGCCAATCCCGTCTCTGTCCGAGTTCAAGGACACGGCGAAGGGCGTGCTGGACACGCTCGACGCGATGATCCCTATCGTGGCCGGGCTCGTCGCTTCCTGGGCAGCGTACAAGGCGATGGTCATCGCGGTGATGGCCCTGGACTTCATCAAGAACGTCCTACTGGCGAAGAAGGTCGTGGAGGGCGCGACGTTCGCGCAGTGGCTCTGGAACGCCGCGATGACGGCGAACCCGCTGGGCCTGATAGTAGTGGGCATCGGCCTGGTCGTTGCGGCCATCGTCTTCCTGATAAGGAACTGGGAGGCGGTCAAGGAGATCGCCATAGGTACCTGGACCGACATTTCGGAGTTCATCATCGGGGTCTGGGACAAGGTGACATCCGCTCTGTCCGCCGGTTTCGGCAACCTGATTCAGGGATTCAAGAACATCCTGGGCCCGGAGGTCCTGGGGTTCTTCAGCACCCTGGCCGACGGCATCGCATCCATCTGGTCGACGCTGGTCGGGTGGTTCGAGAAGTTTATTATCCACCCCTGGGCGAATATGTTCAACGTAGTCAAGGAGGCGCTGTCCGGGGTGTGGAACTTCTTCAAGGATAAGTGGGAGAAGATGAAAGGACCGCTGAAGGCGCTCGGCAAATTTGTGACCGGACAGACGACTATCGGGGAGACTGCCGCCGGGCAGCGTGCAGCAATGGGACCGGAGACGGTCACCGCCGGAGCAACCGGAGCTGGTGGGGTAAATCAGCAGACGAAGGTGGACGTGCATGTGAATGCGGGGCCAGGCATGGACGAGAGGGGCCTGGCGGAGGAGTCGGCCAGGCGTTTTGACAGCGTGATGACAAAGCAGAACCGGGCGGCGATGCGGGCCCTCGTGCCACAGCGGAGTTAAATCATGGCGTTGACTGAGCTGATATTCGGGGACAACAAGAAGGCGCGGGTCGGGGTCATCGCATTCGACGCGACTCCGAACGAGCTGCACTCGAACGAGGCGGAGACTACGGACCACCCGGTCGAGGAAGGATCTGATATCTCCGACCACGTCCGGAAGCGGCCCCGGAAGATAGAGCTGAATGGTCTCGTAACAAACACGCCCATCGTCTTCCTCGCGAGCCTCCGGGCGGAGTCCCCGAAGACAGATGACCTGCTCCCGACGGACGACCGGGTCGAGACGGCGTACGCGGAGCTGAAGCGCGTACAGGACGCGGGCGAGACCGTGGACGTCTTCACCACATTGGAGGAGTACGAGGGCATGATGATCGAGAGCATCCCGGTGACGCGGGACGCTCGGCGGGGGAACATGCTAGACTGCGGCGTCGTATTGAAGGAGCTACAGACCGCGAAGGCCTTGTCCATCGAGGTGCCCGCTCCGATAAAGGCCGCGAATAAGGCAGCTAAGAACGCGGGAAAAAAATCGAAGAAGGGGGCTACTGCTGCAAAGCAAAGGAAGATAAACGAGATAACGGCCAACAACGAGCAAGCACTGGGTGCAGGTCTGTTCGGAGGACCCAAGGCCGGAGCTGTCGGAGCGGGAGCTGGTCTGTAGATGGCGCAGTGGATAATACCGATGGAGGATGCGGGCGAGCTCGGGGCGTTCTTCTTCACCGTTCCGCTCGACGGGGTCGACTACGAATTTAATTTCCAGTTTAACGACCGCGAGGGGTTCTGGTATTTCGACCTGCTTAATCTGGAGGGTGAATACATCCGGAGCGGAGTGAAAGTGGTCGTGAATATCCCGCTAATTATGCGGTGCCGCGATGAGGGGAGGCCGCCCGGGGAGTTGATTTGCATCGAGACACTGACGGAAGTAACCGAGCCCGGTCTAAACGACCTCGGTGTCTTTGACCTATTCGCGTACCAGGACCAGGAGACGTTATTGGAATGACCGAGTTATTCAACAGAGACCTGACTTTGAACGTTGGCGGCGCCGTGATAAACATGCACGATGTCGACCCGATAACAAGACGGATCAGGCCGATGCTCCGGGTACGGTTCGTCGTGGAGAAGTCGGGGAACCGGGATCCTAACCGGGCGGAGGTCATAGTCTATAACTTGAATAGGGCCAACAGGAAGGTGCTCGAGGAGGGGTCCAACCTATTGGAGAAGACCGAGGGCGCGTTCGAGTGGCCGCTCGTCATCGAGGCCGGATACGTCGGGTCGAAATCCCAGATATTCAGCGGGGATATCACGTACGCGAATAGCGTCCGGAGCGGCGTGGACTGGGTGACGACCATCGAGGCGGAGGACGGCGGGAAGAAGTACGCGTCGAAGCGTATCAACAAGTCGTACGGGCCGGGGACGACCTTGCAGATACTGCTGACCGACCTGGCCAAGGCGCTGGGCGTGGGCCTCGGCAATTCCGCGGCGAAGTTCGCGGCGGCCGCGACCGACGTGAACTCCAGGGTCTTCAAGAGGAACTTCAAAAGATTTCAGAAGGGCGTCGTAGTGCGGGGCCGCGTGTCGCGGAATCTGGACAGGTACATCACTTCGGCCGGGTTCCTGTGGTCGATACAGGACGGCCAGCTCCAGGTGCTCGGTCCGGACGAGGTGGTCGTCGGGACGGCCGTGGTGCTGAACAAGTCGACCGGATTGATAGGCGCGCCTGAGAAGGGCGAGAAGGGAATCGTCACGGCCCGGAGCTTGATGCAGGGACTCATCATCCCGGGGCGTCGCGTGATACTCGAATCCGAGTCGGTGACCGGGCAGTTCAAGGCCCGCGATCTCAAGCACTTCGGGGACTCGCACGGGAACGACTGGTACACCGACTTCGAGGGGAAACCCGTGGACGTAGCGGCATGACAGGAAGAGCAGAGGCCAGCAGAAGTCCGGACCTGACGGAGGTCATGCGCGTGGTGATGGACGAGGCGCAGGACGAGATGTTCGTCTCGTTGCCGGGCGTCGTGGTCAAGTATAACCCGGCGCAGCAGAAGGCGGACGTGAAGCCTCTGCTGCAGAAGAACTTCCTGAACGACGACGGGACGGAAGGGCTGGACGACCTCCCGGTCCTGCCGGAGGTCCCGATACAGTTCCCGCGTGGAGGCGGGTACTACCTATCGTTCCCTCTGGTGCCGGGCGATAACGTGCTCCTAGTGTTCGTGGACAAGTCCATCGACGCGTACATGGCCGGGGACGGCAAGAAGCCGGTTGACCCGGTGGACCTGCGGAACCACGACATTTCGGACGCGGTGGCGTTTCCCTGCATGTTCCCGTTCTCGAGGGCCATCAAGGACGACGTCGCGAGCGGGGCCGTGTTCGGCAAGGAGAAGGGCGCGCAGATAAGGGCGACCGGGAGCGCGATGGAAGTGACAACGGGAGGACTCCCCGCCTCTGCTGGTGGGTTCGTGGCGTTAGCGACGAAGGTCATCATAGAGCTGGGAAAAATATCGACGGCCATTGCCGCCCTTGGAGGGTCGTATACTCCCGGGCCGGTGGCCTCTTCCAATTTAAAGGCGGATTGACATGACTGACTTGAAGCTGGACACATCCTCCCACGACCTCGTCATCGAGGACAATAACCTCGTCCTGGTCGAGGGAGCGGACGCTGTAGCCCAGGAGGTAAAGGTTCGCTTGCAGTTCTTCCTCGGCGAATGGTTCCTGGATACCCGTCTCGGGGTCCCGTACTTCGAAAAGATTTTGGGGCAGAAGCCGAGGATCAATGCGCTGAAGGGAATATTCAGGAAGGCCATCATGTCGACTCCGGGAATGATCTCGATGTCGGACTTCTCTATTGCTTACGACGGGGCGAGTCGCGTTTTGTCGGTTTCCTTTACGGGCCAGGCTTCGAGTGGTACTTTTGACTTCACAGAGGAGCTGATTATATGAGCTACGGCGTGACGCTTACGGGTTTCGTCAAAAAGACCCTATCCATCATACTGGGAGAGATTCAGGACGACGAGCGGGACCTCATCAGCCCGACCCTGAACATGCTCGCGACCGCGGTCACCGGCCAGTTCAACGGTATTTTCGGGGACAAGCTCCGCGAGGCGTGGGACGTCCTGCTGGCCGTCTACCGTTCCGGATATCCGGATTCAGCGAGCGGGGACGCGCTGGACGGCGTCGCATCCATCACCGGGCAGGTCAGGCTCCGGGCCACGAAGTCGCAAGTCACGCTCGACCAGCTGTTCGTCGACGGCGGGGTGACCATCCCGGCGGGGAGCGTCGTCAGCGTGGGGGCGTCGGGCGCGAGGTTCGCGACGCTCGCTGCGGTGACGAACGCGGCCGGATACAAGGACACCGTATCCGTGGCAGCCGAGGCCGAGGAGGTCGGCCAGGTTAACGGGTATGCCGGGACCATCGACACTATCCAGACCCCGATCATAGGGTGGGACGCGAAGGCCGCGCTGACGGCCGGAAACACCGGGCCGTATAATATCAACGGCCAGACCCTCCTGGTCAAGGTCGACCGCGGGACCGCGCAGACAGTGACGTTCGCCACGGCGAACCCGGTGTCGGCGGCGCAGGCCGCGTCGGAGATACAGGCGCAGGTCGCTGGGCTGTCGGCGTCGGACGAAGGGAACGCGCCCAGGGTCTACAGCGACACGGACGGATCGGGGAGCTCGGTAGAGGTGACGGGCGGAACCGCGAACGCCCTGCTCGGATTCTCCACGGACGAGGTTAAGGGGTTCAACTCCAACGACGCGGACGTCGGCAGGGAGACCGAGACGGACTCGGCGTTCAGGCTGCGCAGGGAGCAGAACCTCCGGGCCATCGGCTCGGCATCACTCGAGGCGATACGGTCCAGGATACTGACCGAGGTAACCGGGGTGTCCCAGTGCTTCGGGTTCGAGAATACGACGCTCATAACGGACGGTGCGGGACTACCCGGGAAGTCGTTCGAGATGGTCGTGCAGGGAGGCGACGACCAGGACATCGCCGACAAGATATGGGAGACGAAGCCGGCGGGGATCGAGACCTACGGATCCACGTCGAAGACGGTAACGGACTCACAGGGGCAGACCCACACTATCAAGTTCAGCAGGCCGACGAACGTGCCCATATACATCGAGCTGACCGCGGACATCATCGCCGATCAGTACCCGCTGGACGGGGACGACCAAATCAAGCAGGCCATCGCGGACTTCGGAGACACGCTGGAAATCGGCGAGGACGTCGTCGCCCTGCAATTCGAGTGTATCCCGCTGGATATTGCGGGCGTCGAGGACGTGACCATCTTCAAGATTGACACGGTGACTCCTCCGGTCGGGACTAGTAACATAACCATCAACGCCCGGGAGCTGGCGACGTTCGACACTTCCGATATCGACGTGGCGACGGTGTAGCATGGCGGCGATTGCGCTAGAGGGAGTTGTATACGCCCAGAGCAGGCTCACGGGCCACTTTCCATTCGAGCCCCCGTTCACCAAGACCGATGACCACGTGGATGAGGCCATCGCGAATCTTATCGAGCAGTTCAAGAACAAGCCGGTCATCGCGGGATACCTGACCGCCTGGGTTAACCAGATTCAGGACCTCGAGGACGCGGCGTTCGATACGCTGGTGGGCCGGCTCTTTCCGTACGCGGAGGGTGCGCAGCTCGACGGTATCGGGCGGATCGTGGGAGAGGACAGGGGGGGAAGGACCGACATCGTCTACCGCGAGGCCCTGAACGCGAGGGTCCTCATCAACAAGTGCGAAGGGACGCCGGAGCAGATAATCGAGATATTCGAGCTGCTGACGAACCAGGAGGTCGAGCTGCTGGAATACTACCCGGCGGCCCTGGAGCTGACGATTCCGAATTATGTGAACTTGGACGAGTTCAACCCGGCCAGAATGTCCGGGTACCTGAACGGAGTGAAGCCGGCGGGCGTACTAGCGCACCTCGTCTACCACCCTTTCAACCCCTTCCAATTTGACACGGGGCTCGGGTTCGACCAGGGCCACTGGGGAGGAGCACTATAATGGCAGCGACCTACACGAAGCCGACCAAGATACCGCGCTGGGCGGATACTTCCTTGAACGTCACCGAGCCGAGCTCGGGGAAGAAGGACACGGGCTGGATAGTCAACGAGATCCCTCCGTCCAGCTATGAGAACTGGAGGACGAGGACCATCGGCGAGTGGTTCAAGTGGCTCGACGAGCGCCTGTTCGATGGGGGCTCCGCCGACGATTTTGTGATCAAGGAGCCGGGAGGCGGGACCGTGGCGGTCGAGTTCGATTCGACTGGAGCGTACTTCCCAAACAGGGAAATCATAGTAGGCCCGTCCGCAGAGATAGAGATAGCCGAGACACCCGGTGGCGACACGCGCATGAACTTCGGCGCGAACGCTCTTTTCTATTACGACATGACCGACGAGAACATGGAGCTCCAGCTCGAGTCCCTGACCATCGGCCGGTTCATGTGGACCAAGGACACGGCGGACGGCGAGTCGCAGTTCGTCTTGAACAATGTCTCCGGGGACGACTACCCGTGCGTCGGTTTCGACTCCAATAATTCGACTTTTTTTGTTGCGCTCAAGAGGGGCGCCGCCGACGAGACCGTCGACGACTCCGGGCAGTTCGAGGTCAGCAACGTCGGGTATGTGTTCGTCCGGAACAACACGGCGGGGACCGCGACCCTCGGCCCGCGCCTGAGCCTGGTGAACGTGAACCGGACGACCACGGACACGTGGAGGCTCGAGCAGTACAATGACGAGCTGCTCCTGAAGTCTTTCGCGAACGGGACGTCCCTGGAGTTCACGTACCTGCGATTCTCCGAGAGTGGGGAATTTATCGAGATAGGCGACTCCCTGGACCTTCTCCCGGAGGACGACTACCTGGTCGGGGAGGTCAATCTTGGCAGCGCGACCAAGAGGTTCGAGGGCGTACACGCTGGTTTTATTTATGAGCACGCGGCGGGGCTCTGGTACGGGTACGGCGCGGCGAGCTACAACATCAACTCGACGAGCGGGGTCATCGTCACGCCGAGGACCGCTGTGGAAGACCAGCAGATTTCCGTAAATGGTAGCGGCAGGATTACATTCAACAAAAACGGTCTTTATAAGATTGACTGCACTTTTGTTATTGATGAGGTTGTTTTGGGAAGCGGGGGCGAAGCCGCAAAAGGTTTGTTCGAGTTTCAGAAAAATGGAGTCGCGGCTTCTAACCAGGATTATTCAATCGATTTTCCAATTGCCTATACTAGTCCACAACCTGTTCATATTATAAATGTTCAGTGGGTTGTAGAAATTACTGCGTATGCAACAGATTATGCGGAAGTTTTTGCACAACTCCGAACACGGGTTGACAACGAAGAATTTGACATCGACACGGAATCAAGGATGACGGTCACGCGAGTGCGGACCGACCCATGATAAGGAGGAAAAAATGCCAATCAATTTGACAACAGCGTTCGACCCGGGAGACGCGGACTCGGGGAACCTGACCCACGTCCGTATCGAGTCTCTGGAGATAAGTCTCCCCGGAAAGACGATCTCCTTCACGACCCGGCACGGGACGTACGCCGGGGGAACCTGGACCGACGGGGTCAAGGTCCGGAACGTGACGAGGAAGAAGTTCACCATCACCGGGGACGACTACGACGACATGATCGCGAAGACCGCGTCCGGAGCGGACGCCAAGGTGTACGACGACGTCGCGAAGCACCTCTACCAGTGGCTCATCGACGAGGGGCACTTCACGGGGACCATCGTCTAAAGGGAGGACAACATGGCCGAGGCAGCGAAAAAAGAGGAGACTCCGGAGCAGTCAATCAAGCGGCTCCAGGAGCAGAGGAAGAACGAGACCGAGGAGGAGGCCGCGCAGAACGACGCCCCGGACGGGTACGTCCACGACCTGACGCCGTTCGAGCGGGCGATGCTCGAGAACATCACCCTGAAGCGGGTGCTGCTCGACAAGGACCAGCAGGATGTCGTTCGGGCGGTGAGGCGTCGCCTGGAAGTGCCCGACCACTACGACACGGCGTTCGACACGCTGAACGTCAAGGTCAAGGTGATACCGAAGAACAAGCCGAAGGGAGGCGAATGATGGATAATTTCGACTGGGGATCGATAGCGGAGATGCTCGCGCCGGTCATCATGGCCATCTTCGGCTGGGTGTCCGTGCGCATCGCGGCGTGGGTCAAGGCACACACGAAAAACACGATGATAAAGGGGACGTTGCTTCGATTGAACGAGTCCATCCTGACCCTCGTCAGGGAGGCGGAGCAGACCGCGGTCGCCGAATTGAAGAAGGCGAGAAGTCCGGATTCTCCTGGAGGGGAGAAACTCACTCCCGAGGAAGCGAAGGAAATCAAGGAGAAGGTGACGGGAAACTTCAAGTCGCTGTGGGGGCAACGGGGCCTGGACGAACTAACCAGGGTCCTCGGGTTCTCGAACGGAGAATCCGTGGAGAAGTTCTTGGGGTCGAAGATCGAGGAAGCGGTCTACAAGGACAAGCACGGGATTGAATAGGGGGAGAAGGGGAGAAGACATTGGGAACGGACGCAAGTTTTTTTGTTGAGATAATTAGCAACCTCGGGGCGCTCGGGTTCATCTTGTGGTTAGTGTGGAGGACGACGAACCACACCATCCCCCGACTTGCGGAATCGTTTGAGAAGGGAATCAAGGAAGCAAGGGAGGACCACCGGGTCTCCCTCGACCAGCAGAGACAAGATTTCCGAGAATCCCTTGGGGAGAGCCGGGAGTTTTATGCTAAACAATTGGAGACGCAACGACTCCATAACGACAAGTTTTTGGAGACTATTAGAGAGAGCCTGACCGGCTCATAACACGGAGGAAACGATGGGAAGTTTTTCGGATTTCTTGGAACTGGAATTGCTGGACCATGTGTTCGGGGATACGGCTTACACCGCGCCGTCGAATACGTACATCGGACTCTCGACGACCGACCCCCTCGATGACGGGTCGGGAATCAACGAACCGAGCGGGGGTTCGTACGCGCGAGTCAACGTCGTGAACAACACGACGAACTGGCCGAACGCGGCCGCTGGCGCGAAGGCGAACGGGACCGCGTTCACGTTCCCTACTGCGACCGCGTCGTGGGGAACCATCGGATACTTTTTCATTTCCGATGCGGCCTCGGGTGGAAACATGCTCGGCCACGGTTCGCTGACCACGCCGAAGACCATCGACTCGGGCGACACCGCCAGCTTCGCGATAGGTGATCTGGACATCACCCTCGACTGATAGCGGGACTTAAAAATCCCGTGGCGGTTCAGGTCCATCCCCCTCTCCTTCTTGACGGGGTCCTTCTCCGTCCCCCGGATAGGTTCGTCCGATGACCACGTTCAAATTTGAAGACCGTCCATATGAGTCGAGCGACGAGTATCTGGAGGACCATACACCGGACGTCGGGAGCAGTTGGACTCTGGTCATCAATAATTCGGCTCGCATCGAGGTCCAAAGTTCGGACCAAACCTACAACGCTTTCGGCGGCACGAGTCAAGGCGCCGGATACTCCGCGGACATTTCGGGATCGTGGGGCTCCGACCAGTGGTGCGAGATTTGGCAAATCGTGGGGGACACGATAGACGACACCACAAGTCTGCTGCTGAGATTTTCCAGTTCGGAGAACGTGTATGTCCTGCGATTCAACGAGAGCGGGTCGCAGCTCGACAAGATAGTGGGAGGGACTCCCTCGACCATAGCGTCCGGCGGCGGGGCCGTAGCCGACGACAATTGGGTGGCTTTCGAGGTCAGCGGGACGACCCTGAAGGCGTTCGTCGGCTACAAGCAGATATTGTCCGTCACCGACTCCTCCCTGTCTACGGGAGGCCCCGGGCTGGGGATGGGCGCGATAACCCAAGCCGACGACGACTGCGCGTCGCAGAAGATGTCGTGGTTCCGAGCCGGGGACGGGGATACGTACATCAATTCGTTCGCCCAGCGGGACTCCTTCACCGAGGCGTCGGATACCGAACTCGACAGCCACACCCAAGAGAAGGGCGGGGGATACACCCAGGTCTATCAGGGAACGAACGGAACCTTGGAGTGCAAGTCCGGGGCCGACATTCTCGGGCCCGGAT